AGAAGTTGCGAATGTTGAATCTTACTCTCAAGAACTGATTGATGTTATCAATAGAAAAGATGAACAGTCTAAGCGCATTCAAACTATCAATACAGAAATCAAGTCCAGTAAGCAGACCATGATGCATATCGTATCCATGATGAATGATATTGAAGATAGTATGGATAAGATACGAAACGCAGACAAGATGGTAATGGATAGTGAACATGACTTGAAGTCCGTCATAGAAGAAATCTACAGACTGGAAGGTTCTTTGCAGTTCAGGCTGAATGAAAGAACTATGATTGAAACGGCCATGTCACTGCTGAAAGATGGCGGTATCAAGACTAAGATCATCAAGCAATATGTTCCTATCATCAATAAGCTTGTGAACAAGTATCTAGATAGAATGGGCTTCTTTGTCAACTTCAACATTGATGAAAACTTCAATGAGGTAATCAAATCTAGACACCGCGATGAGTTTTCCTATGCAAATTTCTCAGAAGGTGAAAAGACACGTATTGACTTAGCCTTGATGTTTACCTGGCGTTCGATTGCCAAGATGAAGAACAGCGTCAATACCAATCTTCTTATTCTGGACGAAATTCTAGATGGAAGTCTAGATGCTAATGGTACTGATGAGTTCCTCAAGATCATTCAGACCTTGACAGACGATACAAATACGTTTATTATATCGCACAAGACTGACACTATTGCCGATAAGTTTGACAAGACATATCGTTTCCTTAAAGTAAGAAATTTTTCAATTCTACAATAGTTTGAGATTGTTGGTATTATAAATACTTTCACAAACTATTGGAGTGTTTTATGAGAAAAAGAAAATATCCTGATTTACCAGAACGTTCTCATCCTGATTATGCCCGACTTTATAGGGAAAGAAATAAGGAAGAACTGAAAGAAAAAGGTAAAATTAAATATCAAGCAAACAGAGAAGCTTTCTTAGAAAAACAAAGAGAAAGATATGATCCTGCGGCGGCCGCCGAATATCGTAGAAAAAATCGTAAACGAATGAGAGAACACAATTGGCAAAGACATGGTATAGTTGACTTCACATATGAAAAATATCTTTCGGAGTTGACACAACAAGACAATAGATGTAAAATATGCGACTGTATCATGGAAATGCCTCAAGTTGATCATGATCATCAAACAGGAAAATATCGTGGACTTCTTTGTAAAACATGTAATTTTGGTTTAGGCGTATATGAAAACAACAAAGAAAAATTTGAAAAATATCTTATTGAACATAACAGGTTAATGACATGACAGTAAAAGAATCCGCAGAATATGATAATTTTCTAGGCAAGAAAGAAGAAGCTGTACGTGAACCAACACTCGCAGAATTTCTTGGTATGGAAGAAACTGATGAGAATGAGAGAGAAAAGCTTTGGGTAGGAATGCCTGAGTTTGAACAAAAAGATAATCCTCCTTTCAAGACACTCTATGTTCATTTTCGTAATAAGCAAGACTTTGATGAATTTCGCACAAAGTATGCACAAGTAGATGACGAACAGACTATTACAGATAAGACAAAGAGCATGTGGTATCCACATCTCGACAAAGATGAGAACTCATTGAAGAGGTGGTTTGAAGAATGACAACTAAGATTATACAATATAGAGATATTGAAGCAGAAGTTCGTGAAGGTACCTCAGACGAGTTTGTCGTTCATGAAGTTTTTTCTGGAGAATACAATAAGCTACAGCTTAAGCCGACCGATGTTGTTGTAGATTTTGGCTTAAACATTGGCATGTTTACCACCTTTGCCTTGAAGAAAGGCGTTTCGCTAGTTCATTCTTATGAACCAGATAAAGATAACTATGAATTGGCCTGTAAGAATGTTGCAATGAATATTTCAGATTCTTCTCGTTATGTTTTGCATAATGAAGCTGTTGTTGGAAATGATGATAAGACGCGAAATTTTTCAATCAATCTAAAGAAGAATAAGGGCGCACACTCACTGGTATCAAAACGAGGTCGTGATACAGTTACAGTTGATTGTACTAACATTAATTATGTTTTTGAAAGTGTAAAGCCTACAGTAGTTAAAATGGACATTGAGGGCGGTGAATTAGAGTGTTTGCCTGCTGTTAAAGATTGGTCTGGTATTCGTGAGTTTATTATGGAATTTCATCACGCTCATCTTAATGATCTTAAGACACATGAAAAGTATAATGACACTCTCGCATTATTGCGTCAGCACTTCAAGACTGTAAGTGCCCGCGAAGACACTAAAGGTGCTTGGGTAAATATCGTATATTGCAGGAATGATGAATGACGAACCCCACACATCCAGTTTATATCATTTCAAAAGGTAGACATGACAGTATGTTTACTTCGCGCTCTCTTGCGCGTATGAAGATTCCGCATTATATCGCTATTGAACCACAGGACGAAAAACTCTATGATGAAGCGTTGGATAACTTTGGCATTCGTGATTATGTTACTCTTTTGGTTGCTCCTTTTTCCAATCATGGTGACGGTCCTGGTCGCGCCAGAAACTGGTGCTGGGATCACTCAATTTCAATCGGTGCTGAAAAGCATTGGGTTTTAGATGATAACATTTCCGATTTCTATCGTCTACATAAGAACCAACGCATTCGTGTAGAATCTGGAGTTTGTTTTAAAATTTGTGAAGATTTTGTTGATCGCTTTGAGAATGTTCCTATCTCAGGTCTACAGTATCGTTTCTTCATTGCTCCTAATCAAGCATATGCGCCGTTTACAATCAACACTCGCATCTATTCTACTCTGCTCATTTCTAATAACTGTAAACATCGTTGGCGCGGTAGATACAATGAAGATACCGATATCTGCCTTCGCGTTTTAAAAGATGGTGATTGCACGATTCAGTTTAATGCATTCCTGCAAGGTAAAGCTGCCACTCAAACTGTGAAAGGTGGCAATACAGCAGAGTTCTATCATGCAGAGGGCAATCTAGACAAAAGCAAATGGCGTGATGGACATTTAAACGCGACAGGTACAGTGAATAAGTCTCAGATGCTAGTTGATATGCACCCTGATGTTGCGCGAATGGTTTGGCGATATGGTCGTTGGCATCATTATGTGGATTATCTGCCGTTTCAGAAGCCCGAGCGAGAATTGAATCCAGAACAGTTACAGATTAGACGAAACATCGGACTGGGTCCAGATGACAATCGGCTGAGACTTAAACCTGGAATTGATCTATCAACTTTCCCTAAGGTCAATAACTACGGAATGGTTCTCAAAAAGATATCAAAGACTTAGCCGAACCCAATAAAATCAAGCACTTAGCCACCAGTCATGTGTCCAAAACATGGCTGGTATGCATTTGGACCACTTGAAAAACCGACTTGCCATACCCATATATAGTATATGACAACGGAGACACAAATGCTTAGACTTGACGATTCCCACATTGTTTCGCATATCGTTTTCGAGTCGAAACCCGATGTTTATCATGTAGACCTTACGTCAGTATCAGATGATCTTGAGTTTCCTGATATGATTGATACATCATACGGAAATGAACAGCCGTTTAAGCTGTACAAGAAAATGTATTCCAAAGCAGATAACATGCATATCGCAACCTACAAGCAGCCCGACAGTAAAGCTGTCCTGCTTGTCTACATCGGATAAGCTTGACATTCTCCTCAAATCCATCTATTCTATGTCCATAATCACGAGGACACTATGGAAGTAACACATAATCATAACGCCAAGTCCCAGCTAGCCAAGTTGCTGGCTACGGAAAACATTACGGTACAGCACAAGCCCGATGCCAAGACCGCGTGGTTTGACGTAAAGAACCGCGTTCTGTCTCTTCCTGTCTGGCGTGAAATGTCCAATGACCTGTATGACCTTCTGGTTGTGCATGAAGTCGGTCATGCTCTTGACACTCCCGCTGACGGCTGGATGGATGCTATCACTGACATTGCCAAGCGCATTGCTGGTTCTACTTCCAATCGTGCTGTTCTGGCCGTCAAGGGCTTCCTGAACGTGATTGAAGATGCCCGCATTGACAAGCGCCAGAAGCGCCGCTTTCCTGGTGCCCGTCGAAACTATGTCAAGGGCTATGCCGAACTAATCGAAAAGGACTTCTTTGGTACCCTTACCAAGGATGTCAACGCCATGTCGTTTATCGACCGCTTGAACATTTACTGCAAGGGCGGTTCAATGCTCGGCATCAAGTTCACGGCCGAAGAAAAGTCCCTTCTTGCTAAGGTTGAAGCCGCTGAAACTTTTGACGAAGTTCTGGCTCTGACCGAAGAAATCTTCCGCTGGTCTAAGGAAAAGCAGGAAGAGCAGCAGCAGGAAATGGATGACTTCCGTGCAAAGTCGGCTGCAACTAGCGGCGATGACGAGGACGATTCTGAGTTTGAATACGGCGATGACGAAGCCGAAGATGAGGCTGAAACTGGTTCTGGTTCTCCGTCTGATGATGACGAGGGCGATGAGGCCGACGAAGCCGAAGATGACAATGACGGCGCTGGCGATGCCAACGACGAAAAGACCGATGACAAGCCACTAGACGTTGGCTCTAAGGCTGAAAATGATATTCCTGAGTCTGAGACTGAAAAGGCTTGGCAGGAACGTCAGAATGATCTTGTGATCAACTCGGATGAAGAGTATATCTATGCTAAGATCCCGCGCCCTGTCAACTATGACAAGGTCGTGAATGATTACAAGATTGTTCTGGCCGACCAGCGCGAATGTGTCGCTCATTTCTGGAACAAGGAATGGCTCCATACTGTCCGTGCTGAACTTCAAAAGTTCAAGTCGGATGAAGCCGCTTCACTTTCCTTCATGGTCAAGGAATTTGAAATGCGGAAGTCGGCTGATGAATATGCTCGGACTTCGGTGTCTAAGACTGGTGTGATTGACACTAACAAGTTGCATTCATACAAGTATAATGACGACCTGTTCCGTCGTATCACTTCCGTTGCGACTGGCAAGAACCACGGCTTTGTCATGTTCATTGACTGGTCTGGCTCTATGGATCTTCACCTAAAGAAGACGGTCAAGCAGCTCCTTTCGCTGACCATGTTCTGTAAGCGGGCGCAAATTCCGTTTGAGGTGTATTCATTCCGTTCTGCTAGTAACTTTGATTACGAAGCTGGTCGTCTTCCTGAAAACGGTCGTCTGTTCACGAACGGTACTAATGAGTTGGACTTTGACAACTTCATTGCACGAAACCTTTTGTCTTCACGGATGAATGTGGCCGAGTTCAATGACGCAATGTTCCATCTCTACATCATGGCTTGTGGTGGTCACCTCAAGTGTGACGGGTTGTCTTCCACTCCGCTGAATGAATGTATCGGCACGGCTGATCTGATTGTCAATCGGTTCAAGGCTCGGTCTAAGGTTCAGATTGTTAACACAATCTTCCTGACTGACGGCGAGTCCGATCCAATCGGCGAAATCCATGGCGTTTCTACTTACGGTGCCCGTAAGAACCGCAAGTTCATTCTTCAGGATGATGTTACTAAGAAGAACTATGACATCCGCGCAGCAAGCAATAACGGCTGGAACCGCTATTCTCCTTACGCTGATAAGGCGATGACAACTCTTTTGCTGCGGATACTCAAGGAACGTACCGGTTGCAATCTGATCGGTTTCTTTATCTCTTCTTATGGCTTTGAAAGCATGTATCGCCAGTTCTACGGTGAATATGGCGATACTTATAAGAAGTGTGCTACCGACTGGAAAGAAAACGGGTTCTTCGGAGTGACAACGGCTGGGTATGATGAATATTATATCCTCAATCCGAAGTCCATGAATGTGTCTTCTGGAAATCTTAACGTAAACTCTGATATGTCCAAGCGCAAGATTGCTTCGGAATTTATCAAGTTTTCGGAAAAGAAGTCGGTATCTCGCGTTCTACTCTCTCGGTTTGTCAAGCGAATTGCCGCTTGACAACCACCTCTTCCTAGACTATAATATACACATAATCGAAACACACACAAAGGAAAATATCTAATGGCTAAGTCCGTTGATAAGAGTGCTTTCTTCGCCGCTGTAAAGTCCGAGTATGGCGATATCAAGACCATTACTCGCCAGCAACTGGTTCATCTTTATGAGAATTGCAATGTGTCTTATCCGACCTGGCTCGTCAAGGACGATAGCAAGCGTATCGGTCGTGGTGTCTATTCTCTGGATGATGTTGATATGACCAATGCAAAGCCCGCACCGAAAGCTGTGAAGCCTGTGAAGTCCATTCCTGCGGCTGAGATTGCTTCGGCTGTTCCTGTTGCTCAGGTTACCGAAGTGTCCAATCATGCTGACATGGCTATGGCTCTTCACGCCTCGACCGATACCATCTCTCTGGTGCCGTCGAAGGCTTCTGGTTATGTTCCGTTCGGTCACTTCCCTGATGTTCGTATGATCATCAAGTCTGGTAAGTTCTATCCGACTTATATCACTGGTCTGTCTGGCAACGGTAAGACCATGATGATTGAGCAGATTTGTGCCCAGGAAAAGCGTGAACTGGTTCGTGCCAACATCACCAAGGAAACTGACGAGGACGATCTGATCGGTGGCTTCCGTCTTATCGACGGCAAGACGGTCTGGCAGAACGGCCCTGTTATCGTGGCCATGGAACGTGGTGCAATTCTGCTGCTTGACGAAGTTGATCTTGGTGACGCCAAGCTTATGTGTCTCCAGCCTGTCCTCGAGGGCAAGCCGATCTATCTCAAGAAGATCAACCGCGTGGTCACGCCCGCGCCTGGCTTCAACATCCTTGCTACTGCTAACACCAAGGGTAAGGGTTCGGACGATGGCCGCTTCATCGGTACCAACGTGATGAATGAAGCTTTCCTTGAGCGTTTCTCTATCACGTTTGAGCAGGAATACCCGCCGCTCAAGACCGAAGCCAAGATCCTCAACAATGTCCTCGGTGCCTCTGGCATTGAAGACAAGGACTTTGCCGACAAGCTGGTCAACTGGGCCGATATGATCCGCAAGGCGTTCTACGACGGTGCGGTTTCCGATATCATCTCTACTCGCCGTCTGGTTCATATCTGCGAAGCCTACGCCATCTTCGGTCAGGATCGTGAGAAGGCAATCAAGCTTTGTCTGAACCGCTTCGACGTGGACACCAAGGGCGGCTTCTACGACCTCTATCTCAAGCTGGACGAAAATCTCAATCCGAAGCCGGCTGAAACTGCCACTGCGGTAAATCTTGATGAAGAGGTGCCTTTCTAATTGACATTAGGTAGTACCTAGTGTATAATACAGGCAATATGGTAAAAGACTGCGCCATATTGCCTGTTCTAACAAAGCGGTCATTTCATTATGGAGTTATTGAATGTCTCAGATTCGTAAGGTTGCTAAGGTTCTCCGTCAGAATACCAAGGGTGCTGGCATCACTGTTGCTCAGATTGCCCGTCTGACTGGCGTGCCGAAGGCTAGCGTAAGCAAGCGCGTCTATGATCTTCGCACTATGGAAGGTCATAAGATTTATAGCAACTACCGTAAGGTTAACGGTAAGCGCAAGATGTTTTATCGTTTTGCTGCCTAATTTTTATTGACATGTTCAAAAAGGGATGCTATATAGTTCTGTAGCATCCCTTTTTATTATGGAGTTCAAAGATGGAATTATCAATTAAAGTTGAAGAGTTGAGAAAGTGTAAGCTATTTGTTGCTACGCCAATGTATGGCGGCAACAATCACGGTCTTTATATGAAGGCATCTCTTGATCTTCAGGCAATGTGTATGCAATATGGCATTGAATGTCGCTTCTCTTTTCTTTTCAACGAATCTCTAATTACTCGCGCCCGCAACTATCTTGTTGATGAATTTTTACGATCAGGTTTTACTCATCTTCTATTCATCGACTCTGATATTCACTACGATCCTCAGGACATTCTAGCTTTGATTGCCCTTGACAAGGATGTAATCGGTGCACCATATCCGAAGAAGTCTATCAATTGGGGCAATATCGCAAGAGCCGCTGGCAAAAATCCTGCAATCAATCCAATGGAACTTGAAGGACTTGTTGGTGATTATGTTTTCAATCCTGTTCCTGGAACAAAGCAGTTCAATGTTTCAGAACCTCTAGAGGTTATGGAAATCGGCACAGGATTCATGCTGGTCAAGCGTCATGTGTTTGATAAGTTTAAGGAAGCCTATCCTAAGCTTAACTATAGACCAGATCATGTCGGTCAGGCAAACTTTGACGGTTCTCGGTATATTCACGCATACTTTGACACAGTGATTGATTTGAACTATACTTTTGATGACATGCATCGTCTAATGGAAGATGCTGCAAAGGGAACAGATGTCTCTAAGAGAGCAAAGGAACTTCTTGAGATTGAAAAGAATGCTTCTCATCGCTATCTCTCAGAAGACTACATGTTCTGTCAATACTGGCGCAAGATCGGCGGATCAGTATGGCTATGTCCTTGGATGAAGACTCAGCATATTGGCACTTATGCCTTTAGCGGTGACATGAATAGAATTGCGGCTTTAACAGGAAATCTCTAATATGATAATTGGTGTTGTCGGATTTATTGGTTCGGGTAAAGGCACTGTTGCTGATATCCTTGTGAATAAAAAAGACTTCACGAAAATCTCTTTTGCAGATTCAGTAAAGGATGCTACAGCGGCCATCTTCGGATGGCCGCGATCCCTTCTTGAGGGCGATACTGATGAAAGTAGAGAGTTTCGTGAAACGAAAGATGAATGGTGGTCTGAAAAGACTGGCAAGTATATTACTCCTCGCAACATGCTCCAGCTTATTGGAACAGAAGCTGGTCGTGATGTAATTCATCCTGACGTTTGGGTTCTGTCTGTAGAACGTAAGATTGGAATGTATAAGAATGTAGTCATTCCTGATGTTCGTTTTCCAAACGAAATGAACTTCATTCAGAAGATGGGTGGATTTGTTGTTCGTGTTAGGCGTGGTGATGATCCTGAGTGGTATGAAACCGCGAGAAGAGCAAATCTTGAAAGCAATACAGATTTGATGTGTGATTATCCTGTACACTATTCTGAATGGGCATGGATCGGACATGGTACTGATTATCAGCTAGACAATGTTGGTGCAATTTCCATGTTAGAATCTGACATTGAACATATGATTCGAGTCTTTACAGGCCCGAAAAACCCTGCTATACTAGCAGCGTAAACTAAATTCCCAAAACGGAGTATATTATGAAACTGAGTGAAAACACCCTGAGTGTCTTGAAAAACTTTTCCACAATCAATTCTGGTCTTGTTATTCAGAAGGGAAATGTTCAGAAGACCATTTCTCCTGAAAAGTCTATTCTTGTGGAAGCTGAACTTGAAGATGTTATGCCAGAGCAGTTTGGCATTTACGATCTCAATCAGTTTCTTGGCAACATTAGCACACTGAGCAATCCAGATATGACGTTCAGTGATCTTGCTGTGATCATGAATGATGGCGATATTTCTTTTAACTATTATTCATGTTCGCCAAATCTAATTGTCTCTCCGCCAGACAAGGAACTCAAGTTGAAGCAGGTTGATGTAAGCTTTACTCTTACTAATGTCGTGCTTTCAAAGTTGCTCAAGCTTGCTGCCATGAATAGTCTCACTCATCTATCTGTTGTTGGTAAGAACGGAGAAATTCGTTTGCAGACGCATGAAAAGGCTAATGATACTTCCAATCATGCATCTATCAAGCTGAACGATTACAATGGCGAAGACTTCTCGGCATCATTCAAGGTTGACAACATCAAGTTGATCCCTGGCGATTATGATGTTGAAATTCAGCTTGGCGCTTTTGCTAAGTTTATTTCTAAGAACAACAAGATCAAGTATTTCATTGCACTGGAGAGCAAGTAATGGCAGGTATCGGACACAACAAGCCTTTCGTGAGTATCAATTCTCTTACCGAAACTCAAAAGGCAGAGTTGAAGAATGCTATTCGTGAATTGAATGATAGCATGACCCGAGTTGCTTCTGAACGAGACTTTCAGAAGGAAACATTGAACACCATTAGCGATAAGACTGGTGTTGATAAGAAGATCGTTCGCCGTATGGCAAAGGTCTACTTTAAGTCTAACTACTCGGAAGAGCAGGAAGAAAATCGTCAGTTTGAAGAGTTCTATGATGGAGTTATGAAGTAATGTCTGAATTTTTGTGGGTAGAGAAATATCGTCCACATACTGTTGCAGACTGCATTCTTCCTGAGCGACTGAAAAAGTCGTTTCAGGAATATGTAGATACCAATTCTATTCCTAATCTCATGCTAACTGGTAGTGCTGGTGTCGGTAAGACAACTGTAGCTGCTGCTATGTGTGAAGAGATTGGCATCAACCATCTCTTCATCAACTCTTCTGAAGAACGCGGTATTGATATGCTGCGAACCAAGATCAGGGGTTATGCATCTACTGTATCACTTACAGGTGGTCGTAAGGTCATCATTCTAGACGAAGCCGACTATCTGACTCCAGAAGCACAGGCTGGTCTTCGTGGCGCCATTGAAGAGTTCTCTGAAAACTGCACATTCATCTTTACATGTAACTTCAAGTCCAAGCTGATTGACGCTCTTCATTCTCGGTGTTCTGTCATCGACTTTGCATTGAAGAATGATGAGAAGGCCAAGATGGCTTCACAGTTGATGAAGCGCATGGAAAATATTCTCACACAAGAAGGGGTAACATATGACAAGGCAGTTCTTGCCAAGATCATTGAAAAGTATTTTCCCGATTATCGGCGTACTCTTAATGAGCTTCAACGTTATTCTAGTTCTGGCAATCTCGACGCTAGTATTGTTGCTCAACTATCCGATGTGAGAAAGATTGGCGACCTTGTAAAGTGTCTGAAAGATAAGAACTTTGGTGAGATGCGGAAGTGGTGTGTAGCCAATTCTGATATTGAGCCTGCACGAATCTATCGTAAGGTCTATGATAGTTTGTATGAATATTTCAAATCGGAATCTATTCCACAAGCTGTCGTTATCATTTCCAGATATCAGTATCAGTCAGCATTTGTGGCCGATCAGGAAATTAACCTTGTCGCTTGTCTAACTGAATTGATGGTCGATTGCGAATTTAATTGACAATCATTAGTACCTGTGGTACTATACTAACATAATGATCCGAGCAATAATGCCAGTATCATTCAATGACCCGAGCCGTGTGCCAGTGTCAAACAAAGGAAAATATGATATGTTTAGCCGTAATGTTTCTGCCTACTATCTTCGTGAAGCAATGAACTATTCCGTTATCGAAATGTCGGTAAAGGAATTTTTGAACAGCTGGCTTCCCGATATTGATTGTCTTCCCATTCACCAGCGTATTGATGTTTTCAATTACGGAACTGAAAATGCAAAGCGCAAGTTTCCTTCAAAGCGCCAGGCTATCATCGGTTCTGTCTTCAAGGGCATTGATATCAGTGAGATCAAGATCAATCAGCGTACGGCAAAGGAACGTCAGAAGTTTTCTGAGAAGTATGAGTCAATTGACGGCGGCAACCGTAAGCGTGCCCTCCGCGACTTCTTCCGTAACAAGTTTACGGTAAACGGTTATCATAATCAAGAAATTGGCACGAAGTTCTTCCGTGACCTTACGGACGAAGAGAAGGAAATTTTCTTTAACTTCAGGATGCGTCTTGTTGTTTACAAGGAACTTACTCCTGTTCAGAAGGCTACGATTTGGGAAACGACCAATAACAGCACTCCTGTAAATCACCAGGAAAAGCTTAACGGTATGGGTGATACTCCTGCCGCGAATCTTGTGCGTCAACTTGCTCGTTCTATTCGCAGCCTTGGAACTTCGTGTCATCCTTTGTTTGAGATTAAGTACTCAAATGATGGTAAGATCATCGGCGAATGCTTGACGTTTGATCCTGTTCGTCTTACCTATGATCGTCTTGTTGCCCGTGTTGTTACCATGATCCATCAGGGTGAACAGCCTGGCGTTTGCGATGACAATACGATTGAAGACCTGTACTATGATGAAGGTATTGATCAGGAAAAGGCTAAGGTCTTTGAGAAGAAGGCGCGTGAGTGCCTCGACTTCATCAAGGCTATGGCTGAAGAAAAGAAGTCTCTTCGCAAGTCTAAGCTGACCGAAGATGAGTTCATCATCCTTATGCGTCTGTATTTCACGTACAAGTCTCGCTGGAAGAAGTTTGAAATCAAGGACTATTCTGAGTGGTTTGATCGTTTCAATACAGCTTTCTCTCAGTTCCATAAGAAGAATCCTTCTGCCTATGGAGCTGAAATGATCCGTACCTACGACAAGAATTCGGTCGAAAAGAAGATGCGTTGCGTGATGTTCATGGACAATCTTCGTAAGGGCGATCTTCGTCGCTGGGAAGATAGTGTTGCTTGGATCGAAAAGCACTATCTGACGCCCGATGAGTTGATTGAATACGGAATTGTCGTTGTTCGTGATACTCGTCGTTCCTTCTCACGGAAAGATCGTGAGATGCAGCTTGCAAAGCAGCGCGGCAAGTGCTATATTGATAGCAAGCCTCTGTCTATGGACGATGCGGAAGCAGCGCATATTGTTTCCTATGCAGACGGCGGCAAGACTGATCCTCAGAACATGGTAATGATTCGTTCTATTCATAATCGCAATATGGGCACAATGAATGTCAATGACTACAAGATCATGTGGATGAACAATAGGGAAGCAGCTTGACCGATCTATTCAAAGACATTATACCTTCTATCCAGCAGACTAAGAAGGTAGTTATTGCCGCTGAGAACGAACGGGATTATGTCCCGTTCGTTGTTAACCGTTCCATATCTTTTCATCTGGATATGTTAATGGCAGCCAATCAAATGAACATGTTGCCCATGGCAGACAATCTTCTACAATATCAGTATTTGCTAAATACTGTAAGAGCCTATAAGCGCCCATTCCAGAAATGGCAGAAGCGTGAGACTGTAGAGAATTTGGATGCTGTGAAAGAGTATTATAACTACTCCAACGAAAAGGCTAAAGATGCCTTGTCCATCTTGTCTAATGCTCAGATCGAACAGATCAAAAAGAATTTAAATAAAGGTGGTTTGAATGTTAGACATAAACGAATTAGTGGAGGTAACGCTACCAAATCCTGACAACTTTTTAAAGGTACGCGAGACACTTTCTCGTATCGGTGTGGCCTCAAAGAAAGATAAGACACTGTATCAGTCATGTCATATCTTACACAAACAGGGCAAATATTACATAATTCATTTTAAGCAATTATTCTTATTGGACGGGAAGCAGTCAGACTTCACTGAAGATGACCGCGCCCGTCTTAATACTATCGCTAATCTGCTTTGCGAATGGGAACTAGTAAACTTAGTCGATGAGCAGAAATCCAGTGATCCTGTTGCTCCATTGTCTCAGATAAAGATCATTTCTCACAAAGAGAAGCATGAATGGAATCTTGTAGCTAAATATACTATAGGCAAGAAGCGCAAGGAAGAATGATCAATGGCACAGTTCCGTAAAGATACGCACAAGTATTTACCACAAGAGACTACGCTTTTTGAAACTGTGATGTTGGCGGATCAATACGGCAATCTTGTCGGCGCTGCTAATCCCTCTGGCATGGCAGTTGATGCTTTCGGTAGAGCCAGAATGTCAACTCCTTTGACGCTCTTCGACTCATCTCATAGATATAGAGATAATGGTCTTTGGGTTCAAGCTAATAATACAAACACGACAGTTACGTTCTCTCCTAGTGAAGGTCTAATAAATCTAAGCGTCAGCACAGCAGCTAACGACCAAATTATTCGTGAGACAACTAAGGTATTCTCATATCAGCCAGGCAAATCATTACAGGTTCTTAATACATTTGTAATGGCAAATGCTCAGACAAATCTCATACAGCGCGTCGGATACTATGGCGCAAATAACGGCATCTATCTAGAACAGGCTAATGGCAGCATCTATCTTGTAGAAAGAACATCATCTTCTGGATCAATGACAGAAAATAGAGTTGCACAGGCTGATTGGAACATTGATACATTGCTTGGCGCAGTTGATAGTAGTCCTTCACAGAAAACTCTAGACTTGTCTAAAGCACAAATTCTTTTTACAGACATTGAATGGTTAGGTCTTGGCACTGTTCGTTGCGGATTTGTAATTGATGGTCAATTAATTCACTGTCATTCTTTCCATCATGCTAATCGCATTTCTACCACATACATGACTACTGCATCTCTACCTTTGAGATATGAAATTAATAATGTTGGTCCGACTGGCAATTCAAGCACACTAAAACAGGTATGTTCTACTGTCATCTCAGAGGGCGGTTATGAACTTAGGGGATTCCAACAATCTATTGGCACAGCTATAAAAACACCTAGAAACTTGCCTACTTCTGGCGTAGATTATGCTGTTGCAACATTGCGATTGAAAGATGCTAGAAAAGATGCTATAGTTATTCTTACTGCGCTATCGGTAATGGGTATCGGAAATAATGGCAAGTTTTTATGGAAAGTCATCCGTAACGGAACATTGTCTAACACCACATTCACTTCGGCTGGTACAGATTCGTCTGTTGAATATAATACGGTAGCAAACAATGTTGTAACTGGCGGAATCACAATGGCTCAAGGATATTTTTCATCAGATACCCAGAGTTCCGTACCAACCGATATTCTAAAAGAAGCACTATTTAAGTTCCAGTTAGAAAGAGATTCTTTGAGCGGCACAGCTGGTTATCCTTTAACTCTTGCAGTCGCAGGAGGAACTGATAACTTAGACGTTCATGGATCAATGGACTGGGAAGAAATTTCTAGATAATGACAATGGAGTATATTATGAATAGATTAGGATTTTTTAAGACGCATCCAAAAGTTTTACTGCCGAAGTTCTCAACAAAGCAGTCTGCCTGTTTTGATGTTGCGGCACAGTTTGCTGGCAAGTATCAGTACAAAGGCTATAACGCACAGAACAAAGAATTTACCAGACAGTTTCATAACAACGGCACTCAGATTTGCATTAATCCTGGTGATCGCATTATGGTACCGACTGGATACATTCTAGATATTCCTGCTGGCTATTCTGTTCGTGTTCATCCTCGATCAGGCACATCGCTGAAGCAAGGTCTTATTCTCATCAACGGCGAAGGCATTATTGACTCAGATTACACCGATGAACTCTATTTGCTAATGTTCAATGCATCAGACAACAAGTACATGATCAATGATGGCGATAGAATCGCTCAAGGCGAATTGACTAAGTTAGAAGAATATGTTATTTGGGAATCTTTGGCAAGACCTCTCAGAAAGTCAGATCGAATTGGTGGAATGGGTTCTACTGGCGTATCGCAAGATAGTGTCATAACATATGGTTCGACACCGACAGTTATTCCTGCGACTATTCCTACAGCGCCAATTTCTACATTTTCTCCGAAATTGGAAGTTCTATCTGAAGACACAAAAGAAGAGATTAAGAGAGGTCGCGGAAGACCAAAGGGTGCGCCAAATAAACCAAAAATAAATGTCATAGCCTCTTGACATTTTAACTGAGAAGTATTATATATACTGATGTGGGATGAGAGTCCCACATTCTCTTTGCCTAATGGAAAGAGATGTTAAAAAACAACTTGCTTAATAGGAGTTAAACATGAACAAGTCCCTAGATCCATTTTCCTTTTCTACTTTTCCCAAGCAATTCAACACCACTGTAGGCTTTGAACCCATGCTAAAAAAGTTCAATGAACTTGCAGAATCTATGTCTAAGATTCCAACTTATCCTCCATACAACATCAAGAAGATTGATGAGAACAAGTATGTGATTGAGATGGCCGTTGCTGGTTTTGGCAAGCAAGACCTTGAACTTGAATTGCAAGACGGCACTCTTACTGTAAAGGGCAACATCACAGCAGATGACAGTGAATATCTTTACAAGGGTATTGCCGAACGTGCCTTTACTCGTCAGTTCACTTTGGCCGATACTGTCGAAATCAAGAATGCAGACCTCATCAATGGTATGCTAAAGATTTGGCTTGAGCGTTTTATTCCAGAAGAAAAGAAGCCAAAGAAGATCAACATCGGCGAAACACCAGACACTCATAATGGCGAAGCAACGAAGCAGTTTCTATCCGAAAAGTACGGCGACAAGTAATGGTCGCATACTTAAAGAAACTGTTCTCTCGTCGCAGTGAACAAGACCGAATGTATAACTATCTAAGTCAGGCTACGGACCGTGTACATCTTGAACATCTTCAGCGCGAATGGGATCGTATGTCTCACAGCAAGAGGAGCAACTGGTAATGGTACCGTATACTGATGAAGAAGCAGACTGGCTATCTGGCCAGTAACACTAGATACTGAGGGAGAATGAACTCCCTCAGTTTTATTATGGAGAAAGTGCATGAATAATAAGGTTATGATTACCCTTGCTGTTACACTCTTTGCTTTTGGAGTTGGTACAGCATATGCTGCCCGCGATACTATTCGTATCGTTGGTTCATCTACAGTTTATCCTTTCACAACAGCAGTGGCAGAAGTTTTCGGCAAGTCTTCAGGCGGTAAGACGCCTGTTGTCGAATCTACTGGCACTGGCGGCGGCATCAAGCTATTCTGCGCGGGCACGGGCAATGATACTCCTGACGCCGTGAACGCATCTCGACCAATGAAGGAAACAGAACTTAAGACATGTAATGATAATGGTGTTACAGTAACCGAAGTCAAGATTGGTTATGATGCTATTGTCCTCGCTATGTCAAAGGATCATGAAGATATGAACCTGACGAAGGATGATATCTATCGCGCATTGGCCAAGTTTGTTATCGTTGATGGCAAGTTTGTAGAAAATCCATACAAGACATGGAAAGATGTAAACGCCGCACTTCCTGATGGCAAGATTGAAGTTCTTGGTCCACCGCCAACTTCAGGCACACGCGATTCTTTTGTTGAACTTGTGATGGAAAAGGCATGTAAGGAAGCTATCAAGTCAAACAATCTTACTGTCACAGAAGATGAAGAAAAGTCTATGTGTAAGTCCATGCGTGAAGATGGTGCGTTCATCGAAGCTGGTGAAAACGATACACTAATTATTCAGAAGCTACAGGGCAATCCAAATGCTCTTGGTATCTTCGGCTTTTCATTCCTTGAAGAAAGCCAGAACATTGTAAAGGGTGCTACAGTTGATGGTATTGCTCCTGAATATGATGCAATCAAGACTGGTAAATATCCTGTTTCTCGTCCTTTGTTTGTGTATTTCAAGAACGAACACTTTGATGTAATTCCAAATCTTCGTGAGTTCATGGAAGAATATCAGAGTGAAAGAGCAATCGGTGAAGAAGGTTACTTGACCGAGAAGGGTCTTATTTCTCTACAATGATTTGACAACACTGGAGAGATGCTATATAATAGTGTCTCTCTTTTCATTATGGATATAACATGAAACTCATCATTGAAAAATCTGTAGTCGTTATCACACCTACAATCGGTTCCGATAAACTCGCGGATGCCATCGCTTCTGTTCAAAATCAAACTTACGGAAATGTACAACATCTTCTTGTATTGGATGGCTATCAATATTTACACAAAGCGCCACACGTTGATAGAGATAATCTAAAGATGATTACGTTGCCCTGGAATACAGGCGCAAATGGTTTCAATGGTCAGCGCATCTATGCTTCTATTCCACATCTTGTCAATGCCGACTATATCTTTTTCCTTGATGAAGACAATTGGTATGAACCTAATCATGTTCGTACACTTGTTGAAACGATTGAGCAGCAGAATCTAGACTGGGCATTTTCTCTTCGCAAGATTTTCTCTCCAGATAAGCAGTATCTTGCAGATGATAACTGTGAAAGTCTAGGCAAATGGCCGATATTCTTCACGCATGATAATCCTCAGTATCTCGTAGATACCTCTGCATTTGCTTTCAAGCGCGAGTTCATAAAGGCTACATGTCATCTCTGGCATTCAGGTGCATGGGGAGAAGATCGTCGGTATCTATATTCTGTGACAAATAAATCAAAATGGAATACAAGTGGCAATCATACTCTTTGTTATCGCGTAGATGGCAATCCAAAATCTGTCAATGGCGATTTCTTTATTGAAGGCAACAAACAACAACTTAACTATTATAAAGGACAGTTACCATGGCTCAAGATTTAATTATCGGTTCAATTTCAAACTATACATATGATCAGATTGAACCTTGGGTCAACTCTATTGACAAGTCAGGATTTTCTGGCATAAAAGCCATTATTGCTTATAACTGCAAAGCTGATGTGATTGAAAAGTTGCAAGAGAAGAACTTTACCATCTTTGCTTTTGAGAAAGACGATAATGGCGATTACGTCTACACCAGAGAAAATTTTAGTATCGTTGTAGAACGTTTTGCTCACATGTGGTATTTTATAAGTCAGTTGGAAAATGAGATTGATCACATCATTGCGACAGATGTTCGTGATGTTGTCTTTCAAACAAATCCGTCAGACTATATTGATGATCTTGTTGTATCTGGTAAATCAGAAATTATTGTTGCATCTGAAAACTTCTTGTATAAAGATGAGCCGTGGAATGTCAACAATATGAATTGTGCATTTGGTCCATCTGTTTATCAGAAAGTTATGGACAGACCAATCTACTGTGCGGGTGTCATCGCTGGCCGTAAAGATGTCGTACTTGATCTTTTCTTGAGCATCTTTATGCTGTGCAGAGGAACATCTGCGATGACACCAGGCGGTGGTGGTCCAGATCAAGCGGCACTGAATGTCTTGCTATCAACTTATGCGTGGAATGCCATAACCAAGTATGAAACTCCAGAAACATCTTGGTGCTGTCATCTTGGAACAACAATGTCTGCCATTAAGTCTGGCGCAGGAGAAATCGGTCAGCATTATCTGCGAGATCCATCAACATTAGACAAGTTCAGAAGTGTTGCTTTGTATGATGATGATGTTGTCATAAACGATGAAGATGTTGTTTGCAACAAAAACAACGAACCGTATTGTATCATTCACCAATATGATCGTATAAATGGACTAAAAGATAAGATTGAGAGGAAGTATAGATAATGAGATTTGTGGCATTAATTACAGGTATAACAGGACAAGACGGTTCTTATTTGGCCGAACTTTTGTTAGAAAAGGGATATGAAGTACATGGTATCATTAGACGTTCTTCTTCTATTAATACTGACCGTATTGACCATATTTATCCTCGCATTACCCTTCATTACGGAGATTTGACAGACGGCTCTTCTCTTATTCGTCTGATTCAAGAAATAAAGCCAACTGAGATTTATAATCTTGGCGCTCAGTCTCATGTAAAGGTATCATTTGAGATTCCTGAATACACAGGTCAGGTCGACGCACTTGGTACTTTGCGTGTGCTTGAAGCCGTGCGTTTGCTTGGCATGGAAAAGGATGTTCGTATCTATCAGGCTTCAACGTCTGAACTTTATGGTCTTGTTCAAGAAACTCCTCAGTCTGAAACAACTCCATTCTATCCTCGCTCACCATATGGTGTTGCAAAGATGTATGGTTTCTGGATAGTAAAGAACTATCGTGAAGCATATAACATGCATTGCTCTTCTGGCATTCTCTTCAATCACGAAAGCCCTCGCCGTGGTGAAACATTCGTGACAAGAAAGATTGTGCAAGGACTTTCTCGCATCAGTATGGGTGGTCAGAAGGTGCTTGAACTTGGCAATCTAAACGCAAAGCGAGATTGGGGTCATGCTAAGGATTTCGTTGAAGCTATGTGGCTTATGCTACAAGAGCCAGAACCAGATGACTATGTGATTGCTACTGGTGAACAATATTCAGTTCGTCAGTTTGTTGATGCTGCCGCTCCTTACTTTGGTATGCGTATCAAGTGGGAAGGCGAAGGACTTAATGAAGTTGGTATTGATCAGACAGGCGAAGTTCGTGTTCGTGTGAATGAACGTTACTTCCGTCCTGCTGAGGTTGAAACGCTACTTGGCAATTCTGAGAAAGCTAAGAAGAAGCTCGGTTGGCGCCCAAAATTTACATTTGAAAAGCTTGTAGAGGATATGTGTATCAATGGACAGTAATAGTGGCATCTATATTGCAGGACATAACGGACTTGTAGGTTCTGCACTCATTCGTCAGTTGCAGGCGCAAGGTTACAATAATATTATTACACCGAAGCGTCATCTTGACCTTCGTAATCAAGAAGCTGTTCATCGTTTCTTTGAACTAAATGAACCCGAATACGTGTTTCTTGCTGCTGCAAAGGTTGGTGGTATTGGCTTTAACAAGTCTTATCCTGCCGACTTCATGTATGATAATCTCATGATTCAAACGAATGTCATCAACGCTTGTTACGAATATGGTGTAACAAAGCTAATGTTTTTAGGCACAGCATGTATCTATCCGAAACATGCACCTGTGCCGATCAAAGAAGAATACTTGATGACTGGCCCGCTAGAAGAGACTAACATTGGTTATGCTCTAGCGAAGATTGCTGGTCTTACCATGTGCCAGAAGTATACTGAGCAATATGGTATGCAAACTGTTTCCGTCATGCCAAATAATCTCTATGGCATTTTTGATAACTTTAGACTGAATGAGTGCCATGTAATCCCTGCATTCATCAATCGATTTATCGACGCGAAAGAAAAGGGTTTGTCCCGTGTAGTATGCTTTGGTGATGGCACGCCTACGCGAGAGTTTCTTTTTGCCGATGATTTGGCTGACGGACTAATATTCCTAATGAATAACTATAATGATTCAAAGCCAATCAACATCGGTCCAAATCGTGAAGTGTCTATTCGTTATTTGTCAGAGTTGATTGCCAATCTAGTTGGATATAATGGAGAAATCATCTGGGACACTGCACAACCAAATGGTACACCGCGGCGCGCACTAGATACTAGCAAGATGGATGCTCTCGGTTGGAAAGCTAAGACTTCTCTTGAAGATGGATTGAAGATTACTATTGATTGGTTTATGGAAAATAGAGGTAAATATGACCGAGTATGATTGGCCGTTAATGAAGGATACACTGACTTGGTGTGATCGTTGGAAGTTGGCCAAGTTTGTGATGACTTCTGACAAATTTACTCAAGGTAAGAAAGTCGAGGAGTTTGAGCAGGCTTGGTCTGAATGGCTTGATGTAAAACATTCTTTGTTTGTAACATCTGGTAGCACAGCAAACTTTTTGCTACTTGATGCCGTGAAAGAACTATACTTCAAGAATAAGAAGAAGATAAAGGTTCTCGTACCCGCGTGTACATGGGTAACGAATATCAATCCTATCATGCAGCTTGGTATGGAACCAATCTTCTGTGATATTAATCTAGATGATTATAGCTTTGACTTAGAAAATGCAGATGCTATCGCAAAGAAGCACAAGATTGATATTGTGTTTACGACACATCTTCTGGGTCTTCCTGCTCTCACATTTCCTCTCAGAAACATATTTCCAAAAGCAATCATGTTAGAAGATGTTTGCGAGAGTCATGGTGCAAAAGACATATTTGGACATAGAGTTGGTTCAAAGTCTAGTGGTTCTACATTCAGCTTCTACTTTGGCCATCACATGTCTACAGTTGAAGGCGGCATGGTTTGTACCAACAATACTGAATTATACAATCTTATGCGTATGAAGCGTTCACATGGCATGTCGCGTGTATCAATGAAGCCTGAGGAATTTGCTGCAAAACATCCTGATATTGATCCGCAGTTTTTGTTTGTGACTGCTGGCTATAACTTCCGCAATACAGAACTTGGTGCTGTTCTAGGTCTGTCGCAGCTAAAGAAGCTGGATGGTTTTATTGAGCAGCGTAGAAAGAATTATAAGAAGTTCATTGAAATTATGTTAATAGATGGTAGAGACAAGTTCTATCTGCCTGGTGGTGGATATGTCGAAGAAGGTAATAGTTCATTCTGTTTTCCTCTCATCGCAAAAACGCCCCTGATCAAGGATGCATTGATAAGACGTTTGAAAATCAACTTTATTGAATATCGTCCAGTAGTTGGCGGCAATCTTCTTCGTCAACCATATATGTCTGGATACAACATCTCATGTAAGAATGCGCCATACGATGTTGATATACTTCATGAGAACGGTGTCTATATAGGTAATAATCAGTTTGTTGGTGATAAAGAACTGAACACACTTGAACAGATCATTAGGAGTTTGTGATGAATAACAATAAGATTGTCTCTGAAATGTTGGATATGATTTTGAAGGAACATGTGTATGACATTCTCAGTCGTACCAGTTTGAACTTCAACGCACCTCCTGATTACGCCGCATCTGACAGTTTCGGTGAAGTTCTAGAGAAGCTGGCTATTCTTCACATTCGCACTTGGCATCTTGAAGATGCTATGCAGGCTGCCAAGTCGGACGAAGAACTAGCCGATCTAAAGCGTAAGGTTGATATCTGTTTCAAGGTAAAGCGCCCTAAGTTGGTTGCAGCATTGAATGCTATGATTGATGATGCTATTGTACACAACAAGTCTTTGCGTGAAGAATCTGTAAAACTTTACAAGGGCGTTAAAGAGTGATGAAAGATATCATATTCTTTAATCACTTTCATAACGGCGATGTGTTTCATAGTAGAGGATTTGTTCAGTTCTTGATGGACTATTTTCCTGATACTAATTTTTGGTATCATCATCCTTGGGGACCAAAACTACTTCAAGATATGAGATGTGGATATAGACAAGTTCTTCCAACAAGTGATCAGTTACACAAACATACTCAGTTGTTAGAATCAACAGATTCTATCTTCATCAACACTTGGGTTGGTGCATGGTTTGATGATAGAGATGCAATACTGCCATATAAGGGCGAGACAAACTTCCGTTTTAACTATTATATGTACGAGAAGATTTATGAGGTATTGAGTCAGTGGATAGGAAAAAAGATTGATTATCCTACTCCGTCAGAAGTTGTTAAGTTGTTTCCTGTAATTGACTACAGCAAATTTCCTGCATGTCAAAACATAAACATTGACCAGAGCAAAAAGAACGTTCTGTTTTCTAACGGTCCAGTTCACTCTGGTCAATGCAACTATACTGGCAATCTTTCAGAGATCATAGAATTTGTTGCTGACTCTTATCCAGCTATTGACTTTTATGCGACACATAAGTATAATAGCAGCAAGAAGAATGTTATCTTTACCTCTGATATCATCAAAGCAGAACGACCAGACTTGAACGAGATTTCATATATCTCCACATTCTGTAACTTGATCATAGGCAGAAATTCTGGTCCATTCTGTTTTACGACAACAAAAGATAATATCTTGACAGAAGGAAAGAAGTTTTTCTCATTTGGTAAGAGAGAGCAAGATTCTTTCTTTTTAGGAATAGAAGATGTAAAATGTCGCTTCCATTTTCATCATTACGAAAAACCAGAAGTTCTATATCAAATTATTAATGATCTTGTGAAAGAAGAAAATGAAAGAAGTTCTTAGACTAGGATTTACCGATACAGTAGAGCCGATTGCCAATTTCTTTATTGAGGCGCTATCCAGACATTTTCAAGTAAACAGAAATGATGTTGATCCAGATTATCTGATCTTTGGTGATAGAAACTTCGGTGAGAACAATTTGAAATTCAATGGTCGCTGCATAAAGATTTTCTTCACTGGTGAAAATCAAAGACCGTGGGACTATCAAGCGCACTATGCCATATCGTTTGATCATTTTGATACTGATCGATACTATAGACTTCCCTTATACGTGATATATGATTATCAGAGAAAACATCTGTTATCAGAAAGAAAACTCTCAGACGCAAAACTCAATCGTAAGTTTTGCAGTTTCGTAGTGCAGAATGGCGCATCTGAAATGAGAAACAACTTTTTCCATAAGTTGTCATCGTATAAGAGAGTAGATGCTGGTGGTCCGTTGTTCAACAATATTGGATATGTTCTTCCAAGAGGAGATACTGGCGTTGAAGCAAAGCACGACTTTCTAAATCAGTATAAATTCAACATGTGTTTTGAAAATTCAAGCTATCCTGGATATGCCACAGAAAAGTTATACGAGGCTTTGCGCTGCAGGACAGTGCCTATATATTGGGGTAGTCCGACGATTGCTCTTGATTTCAATCCAAAAGCTTTTCTAAGCTGGCACGACTATCAAGATGATGATCTGTTCTTACAAGCAATCAAGCGTATTGATCAAGATGAAGACGCATACCGTGAAATGTATATGCAACCGATGTATGCAGACAACAAGCCAAACAAGTTTATGGATCTTGACAAGTTTGTTTATTGGTTCAGAAAGAATGTTTATAAAGGAGTGATTAAGTGAATAGAGCGTTGATTATAACTCCAACTGGAACAAACATGTTCTTTGATGATGCGTATGATCGCAACAATCACTGGCGTATGAGAAAGCCAGAAAGAACATATGATGTATGTGTCGTTGTGTTTAAGGAAGACTTTGAACCTGAACCTGGCACATATGACATGATTATTCGAAAGAAGGGACTGAAGTATAAACTCATTCCTCAAGTTTGCGATATGATCAAGTGGGAAAATTATGACTATATAGGAACATGGGATGATGATTATTGCACCGATATTCAGTCTGTAAACAGATCGCTTGAACTTGCAAGACGGCACGATTTCAGACTGTTTCAGCAAGCGGTAACATCTTTCAATACATTTCCATGTTTGAAACATAATCCAGAGTGGGTATTCTCAGAGACAAACTTTATTGAATCTGGCGTTCCATTTTTCAGAAACGACATATTCAAGAAGTTTCTTCAGTTCCTGCGCGATTATGATTACAAAGTATCTGAATGGGGTATTGACAAAGTGCTGTGTCACCTGCTACAATGTACAGCACATGTTGTCCATGACACAACAATCAAGCATATGCGCGATGAAAGTTGGTATAGCAAGGAAGATGGCTTCAAAGAGATGGAATATTTGATGCGAGATTTCTTCCCTAAATACATGAAAGAAAAGTTCAATATTGATTATCAATATGACGATTCTCAGGTCACATATCGGGCTTGGCAAAAACAATCTTAATATAATGAGGTAATAATGACTAAACGTGTTCTAATAACTGGCGGCGCAGGATTCATCGGACATCATGTAGTTGATATGTTTCTTTCCAAGACTGATTGGGAAATCATATCGCTAGATCGTCTTGACTATTCAGGCAATCTCAACAGACTTGATTCTGTAGTTTCTGTTTATCCGAAGTCAGAACAGAAGCGTGTTAAGGTTGTTTTTCATGATCTTAAAGCTGAAATCAATTCTCTAACTGCAAACTTGATTGGCAAGGTTGATCACATCATTCACTTGGCAGCATCAAGTCACGTTGACAGGTCTATTTCACATCCTATGGAATTTGTTCTAGACAATGTTGTTGGCACTTGCAACATTCTAAACTTTGCAAGAACTCAGAACAATCTTGAGCGATTCATTTACTTCTCAACTGATGAAGTATTTGGTCCAGCGCCCAAGGGAGTAAATTACTCTGAGAAGGAACGCTATAACTCTTCTAATCCATATTCAGCAACTAAGGCTGGTGGTGAAGAACTGGCTGTTGCTTTTGAAAACACATACAAGTTGCCAATCTTCATCACTCATACGATGAACGTATTTGGTCAGCGTCAGCATCCAGAGAAGTACATTCCTATGTGCATTCGAAAGGTACGTGATGACGAGACTGTGTTTATTCACTCAGATCACACTCGCACTATTCCTGGCTCTCGCTTCTACATTCACGGTGCTGATGTTGCTGATGCTATTCACTTCTTGCTCAATCTAAATTCCAGTCAGATGGAAAAGATTTATGAGCCTGATTATGGTGGAGCAAAGTGTCCTAAGTTCAACGTTGTTGGCAAAGAAGAGATCGACAATCTTCAACTTGCGAAGTATATCGCACAAGTTCAGAACAAAGAACTTAAGTATGAGATGATTGACTTCCATACTTCTAGACCTGGACACGATCTTCGCTATGCGCTCTCTGGAGATTTCATGCGTGATCTTGGCTGGGAACCACAGTATACACTGCAAGACAGAATTAAAGAAGTGGTTGATTGGTCAATCGCTAATCAAGAATGGATCAATCTATGAGATATAACATAGTAGAAGCTTCTGATAATCCAGTTCAAGAGTGGCTTCCTGCTGAAGACTTGGGCAGAATCTTTAAAGGAAGAACAGAACCGATTGTCGGTTTAGAGATAGGCACTGACACAGGAATTAGCACTCGGTATCTTCTTGATATGATACCAGGACTAAAACTCTATGGCATTGATCCATATACCAACTACATTGATTGGAACAACATGAATCTTAACGAGAGGGAAGAAGCGTATAAAATCTTTATGCATAGTCTCTCTCGTTATGGAAACAGGCATGTTCATTATCGCATGACTTCGGACGATGCTGTTAGCAAGTTTGAAGACGAATCTCTAGACTTTATCTTCGTTGACGGTCTACATACATATGATCAGGTTCTTTTGGACTGTAGAAACTACTATCCAAAATTGAAGAAGAACGGTCTATTTTGCGGACATGATTATGGAACAATTGAAGAAGTTCGCAGAGCGGTTGATGAGTTTGCTAAAGAAGTAAACAAAGAAATTCAGTTTATGCGTCAAGACAATTGGACATGGATTAAGGATTAACATGGAAAAGTGTGTAGAAATAAAAGAGTGCATTGCTTGCGGCAAAACTGATCTTGAAACAGTAATCAATCTTGGCATTCAACCTTTGGCCAATTCTTTCTTGAAGGATCCTGATGATCCTGAAGAGAGTTTTATGCTGGCAACAAATTACTGTAAGCATTGTCATCATGTACAGTTGACACACAAGGTAGATCCTGATCTTCTGTTCAAGAATTATCTGTATGTGTCTGGCACCACAAAGACTCAACTAGAATACTTTGATTGGTTTGCCAGATTTGTAAGTGAATATTCTAGAACAAACATGAAGCTGGATGAAATTTTCGGGTTCAATTCTGTTCTTGATATTGGTTGCAATGATGGCTCACAACTAGATGCATTCAAGAAGTTAGGGATCAACACATATGG